GGTGTCATTGTCTGTCAAACACCTTAATAACTTCCATAGCGTACCAGCCCCCTGCGCCAAGGACGGCAAGGAACAATACCCCAAGAATGTTCTTTATCATTTCATCTCGTTTGGTTATAGCCCTGTTCTTGGCTAAACGAGCCTTCTCGCGGCGCTGTTTGTCATCCATAAGGGATTTGTGCTGAATGGCAAGCATGTCTCGCCAGACCTCTCGCGGAGTGCATTTCTTTAGTTCTTTTTCTTTCTGACGGATATCCTGCTTAACCCAAGCAAGCTCAAGAGCCTCCTCCTGAGTAATGATATGGTTACCTTCTTTGACATCTGTTTCGATCTGCTCTACAGCGGCCTTGCTTTTTGTTAAGCCGTCAAAAACCCCCGACAGCCCCGTTAAGTGACTCCCGCTTTCCTTGACAGTAGATATCCCATCGTTAAGCGCCTTGAGTATCCCTACTACGGCGGAAATTTCTGCGATCATTCAAACTCCTACGCAGGCATCCACTTAAACAAAGCTATCGCGCTTATAATAAACGGATACATGCTAAACATTATCAACTCAAGCCTATCAAACCTTTTGGTTCCAGACTCTAAACGCTTTTCTATGTTTTCGTACCTAATACTGCATTCTTTTTCATGCGATTCAAGTTTCGCAATGGTGTCTTTTACTGTAGCCAACTTTACCCTCCACCAAACAAATTGTTTGACACAGGTTGTTGTACTGGTTGCTCTACGGGTTCTACAGGTTGAGCTACCTCGGGCTGTTGTACAAAAGACCCTATTCCACCTTGAAAAGGATTGGCCTGCACCGGAGGTGCTACCGGAGTAGCAAAAGGGCTTACCGGCGGAGGTGCCATTGCGTTGACAGGCTGGACAGACGCTTTAGGCGGCTGATACTGAAACCCAGTACCGTCATCTTGCATTTGACCCGTTTTATCTACTTCCCAACCCTCGGGCATGTCGTAGTTGCCACCATTAGACGCAGTCCATTTATCGCCTGTTTTAGGGTTAATGTAGCTAACCAACTGCTGTGTAACCATCCCTGTTGACGTAGATTTAAACCCGGGAGGCATATTGTCATCACCATACCCATAATCGATGGAGCTAGGCTGAGTCAAGAAAGGGTTCGCCTGTGGTGCAACCGGAGAAATAGGTGTTCCACCCGGGTTAGTAGCGTACTCGGGGAAAACGGGGTCATAAACCGGGGGAACGTAAGGCTCGGGGGCTTTTGGCACAGAACCAGTATCTTTTGGTGCGTTAGGGTCTTGAAACCGTAGCCCATATTGAGACATTGGATTGATGTTTTTGGGATCATTAGGTCGAGTAGCAGAGTACTGCCTAAGTGGGTCTAGGTTGCTGGTATCCATATTGCGAATAGCCGCACCCATTTGATCATCCACTTTGCCCGTTTCAGGGTCAATTGTCCTACCAAACTCATCGTAAAGCGCACGACCTTCACTGTCGTAAAAACCGTAATCTTCGCCGTCGGGACCAACTGGGGCAAACCTAGCGTCTGCGCCATATCCCGTACCCGGTATTTTTTGACCGGGATTTAATAAAGTTCCTGCACCCGTTTCAGGATCGGTGTAATTAAATACCCCTTGTCCCGAACCATCCGTAGCGGGTTGCCAAGATAAGGAGGTGGTTGACTGACCTTCTGAGTAGCTATTGTAAAAATAGCCGTCAGGTACTCCGTCTCCGTCCGAGTCCAAATCGAACATGGGCCCGCCAGTACCCTGATTACCGACTAATTGACCGTCAGAGGTGTAAACGGCCTTACCATCTTGACCTACAAATAAAGAGCCTAATCCCGAACTTACCTGTGAAGTAGGGTCGGCAGTGCCAGTAGTTCCAGTAGTTCCAGTAGTTCCAGTAGTTCCAGTAGTTCCAGTAGTTCCAGTAGTGCCTGTACGACCGTCATCTACGTTACCGACTGCGGGGGGAATACCGTCCGGGTTATTGCTACCGCCACCCGCCGTACCAGCCCTTTCTCTAAACCACGCCGTTTGCTCGGCATCGGTCATTTCGTCCCAGTTAGGTGGGAAATTAGGAAGGCTAGACAAGTCTATGTTAAACACTTTACTTACAACCCATGTAGCCGCCGCCCTTAACAGCGGCACCCATGCCGCGAGCAGTCATGCGAGTCATAGTAGTAGGTATCTTTACTTCAGCAGTCTTGCCATAAGGAATACGGCCTTGACCCTTAATATCAGCGTAAGTAGTGGCCTTTGGAGCCGCCTTCGGAGTGTTAGTTACAATGCTTACTTTAGATTTCATGTTATTGCCCCTGCTGTTTAATAAATTCGCGCTCTCTTGCGGCATCAATACGAGCCGTTGTCTGCGCTTTTTGTGCCTCAATCCTTTCGCCAAACTGGCGGTTACGCATCTCAAGCGCCTGCGCGTCGAGTTGGACCTTGGTCTGATCAATCTGTGCGTCAGCCTGTTCAGACTGAGCTTTAAGTTCTAGCTCCTGTTGCTTCAGTGCAATCAATGGGTCCGGACCTTGCTCTTGTCCGCCTGTTGCTATCTGCTCAGACAGTTGCTTGAGTTGTTGCATACCTTCCGCAATGTATTGTGCTGTCATGGCCTCCATCTCCAACATCTCCTCCGGAGTAGCTGGCGCGCCTTGATTGCCCATAACCTTCTGCATGTAAGCTACCGAAGCCTGCTCTTTAGCCGCAATCTGGATATGCTCCATTACGTGTTTCTGCAATGTTATCGCAACTGGAGGCAATTGACCAACCATAGGCGTATTACCAAATACCAAGTGAGCCATAATGTGGGCCTGATGGTCCTGACCTTCAAAAGCCTGTAACTCCAACATATCAAGAGCGTTAATGTTCTCTTGTGCAGGGTCCATGGGCCGTGGGTCGGGAGTAGCCTTCATAATCCGATCTAAATCAGTCACGCCCATCGCTTCATACATGTCACGATAAACTTCGTGCAAGTTATGTAGCTCTGGTGCCGCAGTAGCAAGCTGTAGCTTACTCTGAGCAAGAGCAATGCGTTGCGCCTGACTAAAGATGTTCGGGTTACTTACCGGTATGATATCGACCCGCGAATCAAAGTCCGTAGCCATAACGGTGCCGTCAGCACCTGCAACCTCAAATGGATACTCCGCTGGGAGACTCTCACCCATAACTCGGGCCAGAATCTTAAACTCAACACGCATGGCATAATGCAGACGCTTATGCACCGCACTCATTACACGCGAGCCCTGCTCAAGCATCGCTATTGTAGTTCCAACTGCCGCCTGCTGATTACCGTCGCCCACCTTCATATCGGTGATAGTAGCGAACCGCTGACCGGCCTGAACAACAAAACCTAACAATTGATACAGCGTCTGATCCGGTCCCTTAAACGGTAACGGCATCAAGCTGTCTCGGATCGCACCACCGGGTGCATCAACATCCCTAAACTCACCGGGCTGTAGAGGCTCATCGTCGTCCCTGATCCGTAGGCCGCGGGCCTTGAATCCTGCTGGGAGGTTAGACAGAGTACCGGCATCGATAAGCTGACGTAGTGCAGAAGTAGCTGTGCGAGACAAACCACCAATAGTGTGGATCAAACCAAGGCCGTAGAAACCAAAACCGGGCAAGAACTTGTAATGAACAAAATATTGTATCTTCTTCTTTAACTCGTCATCTTCTCGGTAGTTTCTACGTATAGATAGTATCTGTCCGTTATCTTGGGAAATAGTAACCAGATAAGGAACCTTAATGCCGATAGGCTCACCGTCATCGTCTAATTCTTCGTAGCCCTCAATCTCTAAGTCAGCATGTACTTCTAAAAGAGTGCAATCGTAATCAATGTTAGACGGCTCAAGACCATCCAAATAGTTGATTTCTTTACGTACAGAATCTAACTCGCCCTGTGAAGGCAAGACATCTATATCCAAATACTGACCGGCATACTGCTTCTTACGCAGATCATTCAACGACATGCGTACAACTTGAGTAATGTTAGGACAGGTGTCTAAATCAGAAGTCTCATAAGGAACCACGAGATTCTCAGCAGGGATAAACTTACTTACCGCACGGCCCAGAGTCTCATCGTAATAAACCTTCTTAAAGGTACTTCCGGCCAAGGGCAGATAAAACAACATCTGGTCCATATCCGGGGTGTAATCTTCCATTACATTCGTAATGTAGTAATTCATAAAGGTCTGAACACGCTGCGCCTGATCTTTCTTAGCACGTGTGTCCTTACCCAAGGAAACTGTTTTGACGGGACCAGTAGCAGGTAGAAGCTCGTTAAAGGCTTGCGCTTGGAATTGTGTAGCGGCCTCGGCTAATAGTGGGTGAGTCACGCCCGACGCGCCACGGAACGGTTGCTCGCGCTCCTCGTAGTTGAATCCAAGCAACTCTAGGCCATTGGCGTAAGTCTCTTCCCAGTCCTGACGGCTGGCTTTGTTAGCATCAAACTGATCTAGAAGCTCGCTGGCAATAGCGGCAAGCTCGCGGTCCGGCATCTCTTCCGCTAAGTTAGCGTAGAAGTCATCACTAGAGCCGCGCTCGTCCTGCGGATCAAAATCTATTGTGACACCACCGTCGTCTTCCTGAATAATCTCTATCTCAGGGGAACCTTCAATGTCTGAGTTTCGGACTAGGGGCTCACCCAAATCCATAATCTCTAACTGCACTTCCGCATCTAAATCATCTGGATCAATCTGAGATGGAATATTGTTATCCATCAAAGAACCTACACCTTTTATTTCATTAGCCATCTATTATTCCTCCGAAGAACGGCCCATTATAGCGTCTAATTGCTCTAATATCTCCGGTTCAATGTCGGAGGCATCTCTTTCTGATTTTACAGGAAGTCCGGCCTGACGCATAATTTTAGCGGTAGCCGCGTTTTTCCTGCTGTTTTCAGGGGCCGTGGGCCGTGGTCTGTTCATAATTTCACCTATTCCATCCTCAGATGTTCCACGTGGAACATTCTTTTGTTCTATGTTTAAGCTCTTTAGACCTTGATTCATAAGTCTTTGTCGATCTCCCGTATAACCCTCACCCTCCTCTTCGAAGGCTCTAAGGTCAAGAAATCGCTCCATTATCTCTTCTTCAGTGATTTGTGGAACATTGCGTTGATACTCCACAAGGTCTGGGTTAGCCTCGGCATAATCCCGGTTGATCAATGTCCTCGGCTCGGCGGTACGCATGAGCTTATACTTTGAAATCTCGTCTGGGTTAGCCGTGGAATCCATAAAGTAATCGCTGTCATAATCATCTTCTGTGAGTAGCTCCGCTCGACGCTTACCAAAAATGCTGTCGGTAACACGCATTTCATAAAGGTCGTCTAAAAGCTCTTGCTTAGTAGGCGTGTCTTCTAAACCAAAAAAGTCTGCTATACCTCCTTTAGCGGTGTCCAACATGCTCGGACCTTCCCCATTAGCTAAGTTAGCTAATTCCCGCTTCACATCTCTGTCAGGTCCGCGGATGCCTTTATCAAACTCTTCAAAAACCATTTGAGAAGCGACCGACTTGTTAGCGGGCAGACCACCACTTTTGTAGGGACGCTCGGTGATATCCAGTAATACGTTTTTTTCTAATCCGGAAGGTAGCTCGGCATCTTCGCCCCTTTGCAATTTTTCATACTTCTGATAGTTGGAAAAAGTAAAATAGCCTGTCTCAGGGTCTTCCAACAATTCCTTACGGTATTTTCCCGCATAGACCATCAACGCTTGTTTATACTCTAAGGGCGTTTGAGCGTTTATAACGGACATTGTGTAGATGGGCTTTTCTTCTCTTATCCCAGAGCGGTGGTAAAACTCGTGAGCCAGTGTTTGAGGGTCCATGCCACCCGGCCCTATCGTAAATATCTGATCGCCCTCCGTAAACATCTCTGGATTGCTGGAAATATCTGGCGTAGGGCTATCACCAAAAGCCTTCTCGTATTGTGACATACGGTCGTAGATAGCATTCATCTGATTCTCAGCGGGGAAAAAGTCAGGACGACTGATGTTGCCGGACTTTATTACCGAAAAACTTCTGTCTCCAACTACTTCAGGAACATACAGCCCATGGAGATTGGACCTTTTGTCGCCAGTACCCAGACTAGTAACCCTCTGCATATCGACCGGAAGGGCATAACCAGACCGCTTCGCTACCTCAACCGCGGCCTCCGAATCACCCAAAGACATGGCCTGATAAACATCAAGCGGCTTCATGCCACTTGCCGAAGCCGTCTCTAATGCATCAAAATAATTACTGCCCTCAATCTGGTCCGGGTAGTTTTCCGCCATGTACGCATCAAAAGCCATACGCTCGGGGTTATCTGAATTATATAAGGGACCCGCAGAAACCGTCACAGTATCTACGTTCTGGGAATAGGAGGGTTCAGCCATCAGTGCGACTCGCAATTATTGTCAATAATATACCTGCATCCTACCAGAGTTCTCATCATCTTCCCAATCATCTGATGGCAACTGAACAAAATTGCCCTGACGATAACGCATCAAAGCCTGTGTCATGCTATCAACCAAATCGTCATGCTCACCATTTGGAAATGCCGCAACCTCCTCAACTAACTCATCCGCCCAAGTAGTGTCAGGGACCCACACCATCCCAGCTTCAAATAATGGCGATACCGAGTGAACCCTAGTCACTTTATCATTACCCCTAGATGGCGTGAAGTTAACAACCGGAATCCCCATACTTCTCATCTCCTGAGTCAGAGGGGTACCGCTCGCTTTTGCCTCCACTATGACGGTGTCGGGGTCCCAAAATCTATACTCGTCCAACGCTATCTGCTTCAACTCCGGAAAATCCCAGCGACCCTTCTTACTATCCAACAGAATTAAATTAGGACCAGAACCACCCTCATTCGGATAAAACACACCCCACGTAGTAATCGCACTGTAATCCGCCGTCTGCTTCTTACTAAACGCCGTATCGTAACTCTGGATCACATACTCCAAATTAGGGACCGCCTTCTTCTCCCACGTGCGCCACCACTCCCGCTTGATAATCGCGTTCTCTTCACCCGTAGGATTCTGCTGATACTGCGCGTTCCATTTGCTCGGAGGGATAGATGCGCGGACCGCGGTCAAATCCTCAATGCTCCAATACTCCGGCCAACACGCCGAGCCATCTTCAAAAATAGCAGGCAACTCGACAACCTCCCACTGATCCGCCAACGGGTCCTTCGCCATCGCACGTAACAACTGACCCGTCATGTCCTTCTCAGACCAACGAGTCTGAACTAATACAATGGCACCACCCGGCTGTAAACGCTGTCGAGGACCACCCGTATACCAATCCCACGCATCATCAAAACCAGCATTCGACATCGCCGTCTGCTCCGAGTGCGGATCATCAATAATAATTAAATCACCACCACGACCCGCGAGATTCGACCCAACGCCCACGGCATAATACATTCCGCCCACAGAGGTATCCCAACGGCCCGAGGCCTTACTGTCAGATGCCAAATGTACATTGTTAAAAACTTCTCTGTACTCGTCCGAATCCAAAAGGTTCTTAGTCTTACGACCAAAGTTAACCGCTAACTCAGTCGTGTGTGTCGCTTGAATGATCTTCATCCGCGGATTACGGCCCATCATCCACGCAGGAAATAAGAACGACGCAAACTCACTCTTCGTGTGCCGCGGTGCCATGTTGATAATCAAACGCTTTAGTTCGCCGCTCGCGACCCGCTCAAGCTTGTCCGCAATAACTTTGTGATGACGACCAGCAATAAACTCGGGCCACATATTTTTAACAAAAGGCAAAAAGTTATTTTTACACGCCTCGTTCTTTTCCAATTGTGCTAAACGCAATTCTAATTTTAATTTTTTATCTTCTGACACAGGATTCATTGACACTTCTCCGGGGGACCCTAGCGAAAAATATGGGACTTTAGACGCTAATATAAGACAGTTAATCGCGATTTGAAAGCCATACCTCACATTTCTGTAATATTTGCGCGAAACATGGACCTTGCTACCGTCTGGCACGGGCCCGCGGGGCGCGAGCGGTGGCGCGAAATGTCCGGATTTTGTCCCGGTTAAACTGACCCGATATGCTGGGGACCCTAGCGAATTTATGCGGTCATCGGCCAGCGGTCCGGCGGCAGCGGCCAGCGGTCCGGCGCAACTGGTCCGCGGATCACGGCCCACGAATCACGGCCCGCGGTTCTCGGTGCGGTAGCTGCGCGACGTGGTAGATTTTCCGGTAGGTTTCAGGCCATGGGTCAGGGGCCGCGGGCGGCTTGTTTAACTGGTAAACACCAAGGGCGGGAGTTATCCACAATGGGGCACTGGTGCTAGTGGTCAATTATTAACCAGTGCGGCGCGCTATCGCTTGCGGTTGCTAGATAGTTAACTTTGTACCTGGGAGGGATAACTCTGTGGATAACTGGGTTTATTTC